TTGACCCAGTTCTTGTAACAATAGGAAGTTTTGATGCGGCGATGTCAATAGCAAACCTTTTCTTGACTACCGATGTAGCAGTATTGATGGGGGAATAAAGAATGAAATCAACATATACTAAGGTACACATGAGCGAACTTCAGGATAAATTCCCATTTGACTTTAAGAAAGGCCAATTTCCGAGAATGTGGGGTATTCACATAAAAATTTGGGATGGAAATACTCAAGCCAATCCGCCTCTTGGATGGATTGACGACGAAAACTTCTTGTTTTATGCTACTGAGCAAGAACGAGATGAAGCATATGATTTTTGGACAGGTGAATAAATATGGAAGATAGATTAATTAATGTTTGTGTTGATGCTATTGCTCTCATAAACTTATTAGGCCGACCCGATTTAGCAAATACACTACAAGAAAGAATTGATAAAATAATGGGGTATAGAGCATGAAAAGAGCAATTACTGTAACATTACCTGCACCACACAAAGCGGAGATTAAATGTCCTATTTGTGAGGGCAATAAATGTAAAGTCTGTAATATGACTGGTAAATTACAAATCCCAGTAGCACCAAAGATTCCTATTCAAAGAGCGCATATCATAAAATATGTTGTAGAAAATATTCATGAAATCGCTAAAGAAATAACGAAGTCTTATGGTTTAGTTCCAGAAATTAATACTTCTGAAGTATTAGAAGTAAATGAAGGTCAATTTGAAATCGTTCAAATATCTTCATTAGGCGGAACTTGTTGGGTTGTTAATCGTTTAGACCAATTAGATGTTCCTCGATACTTTACATCTGCTCAAGATTTAAAGAAATTTAAACAGGGGTGGATGAATTGAGTCTTGAAAGAATAGGTTCAGTAGTCAGAAATTCTGATGAAGAAATTGTAATTCAAACAGGAACATATTGGAATGTTGAAGTAGTTGATATTCGCTGGTTCAAAAAAGACAAACCAACAGGAAAAGGAATAAGAATGAATATTGATGAGGCTAATAAAGTCTTAAACTTACTAAGGAGGAAATTAAATGAGAATAAAGAGGATGAGTGATGTCCAAGTTAAAAAATCGTTGCGGAGAGCAAACGCATTAAGAAAGCATTCTGAAGGAGCATTTAACGAGTTTAAATTTTCAGCAAGTGAATTGGTTGATTTATTTGCTCAATATGCTGATATTAGAAAAAATATTCCCGCAGGTGAAGGACTTCGTGGGGCTACAATGCAACGTGAAGATGTAAAGAAATGCTACGATAGAATTAGAAGTGTTTTACTAGATGAAATACTAAAGGAACAAATGAAAATATACGGAGATGAAGAAGAATGAATATGAATAAATTATATTTAATAGCAAATAATGATAAGAAGTTTGCATCTTGGTGCAAAGAAAAGCGAAAGAAACTACATGGTTCATATCTTGAGATGTTTAATACAGGACAACAAGATGTAAGATATGCTTCTTACTTTGCAAGAGCCTCATTTATTTCTTATTGGGAAATACAATTGAATGGTTCTCTTGCTAAGATTGCACCTGCAATTACTCAAGGAACTATGATTAGTTTACAGAATAAACTTTTAGCGATTGGAAAAATCGAAGAAGCAAATATTCTCTCAAATATGATGAGCAACTTTTTAAGTTTCTTGTTGGTGATTGGCGATGAAGAAGAATGATTGGATATACTTGGCTAATGCCATGTGGGAATATTCAGAAAAACATGAAGGAAGGATTAGTCAATTACTTAAACAATTGATTAAAGAAGTAAATAAAAATAAGGAAGTGATGATAGATGACAATGAAGAAATTAGCGAGATTACTGGAAGCGAGCGAGTCTATGACTCCAACTCAAGCAGTAACATTTCTTTCAAAGGAAATGGAGACTTTTGAAGATAAACAAATACTATTCAGTATTTTATCTCTAGAATTAGCACCAAACAATATTGGTTTGGCAAAGGCTAAGAAATGGATGGCTAAAATTTATGATGTATTTGAAGATGAAATTGATGTAGAATATGATACTTACGGAGATTTGGGAGAAGCGATGTATTGGTTCGATAATTCTCAGAAGGATAATAAATATACAATTAAAACCTTCAAGACTCTTCTTGAACTAGATTGTTCTAATATGACTTCTAATTCATTTGCTTTGATTGAAGAACATCTACTAAATATGTCTGATACTGAAGTAAAGTGGTTTATCCGTTATTGGTTGAGAACACCAAGAAACGGTATTCAATCCACTACGCTCAAGAAAGTGTTAGCAAAGCATTATGGTAAAAAGATTGCAGATGTTAAAAAGCATTGTAACTTCAATAGCATGACTGATGTTATTTCATACTATGAAATGAATGAAGAACCACCGATGAACCTAACTCATGGCGCATTTGTTTCACCAATGCTTGCAAAAGCAATTCCTATGAATAAGTGGCCTTCAAATAAAATTGTAGATTTCAAGTATGACGGTAATCGTTATCAAATTCATAAGCAGGACGATAGCGTTATTATTTTTAATCGAACAGGAAAAATTGTAACAGAACAGTTTTCTGATGTCGCACAAATAGTCCGAAACTACGAGGTTAATAATCTTATTCTTGATGGAGAAATTTACCCAATAGAGAACGGATTACCTGCGCCTCATTCTAAACTTGCCACAAGAGTTCATTCAAAAGATAAAGCAGAAGCGATTTCTAAATGCCCAGTAAAGTGGGTTATATTTGATTGTTTAATGTATAAAGGTATAACAATAATGAATCTACCTTATTCTCAACGTCTGATAGAAATGAATAGTTTACCTGACCAAGCCGAGCGTTCAACAACTGATGTGATGGCTTTCTACAATCAAGCAATCAATGAAGGATTTGAAGGAATTATTGTAAAGGATGCAAATGCACCTTATGAGTCTGGTAAAAGGTCAAAGTATTGGGCTAAGTATAAACCACCGCTAATTGATTTAGATGTAGTTATTATCTCAGCGAAGTATGGTGATGGGAAAAACTCCAATGTTTTTGCTACATTTGAAATTGCAGTAAAATCCGATAATGGTTTTACTTCTGTTGGTTGGTGTGGAAGTGGCTTTACAGACACACAACTAATTAATCTCACTAGTAATCTAAGAAAGAATGTTGAGTCTTTCAAGGATGGAACTTATCGTTTCTTACCTCGTATCGTATTAGAAATACGTGCTGATTTGGTGAGTAAAGATGCTAAAGGAAATCTTTCTCTCAGGTTTCCAAGATGCAAAAGGATTCGAGAGGATAAATTTGTCAATGATATTGACACGCTAAAAAGAATGGAGGAATTACAATGACTTATGTAAATGGATATGTAGTAAATGATAAAGGGCAAATATATGAAATTTCTAAATTGTCTAGAAAGGCAGTAGGAAGATTCATAGGAACTCATTATGGAAAAATTAGGTCTATTCAGCGAGAACTTTTTCTTTTGCATGAAAGACTACATGAGATTCGTCTTGCAGATGGAGAAGAGGCAATTCTTACTCCTACCAATGTTAAGATTCTTAAGGAATTAAAAATTCAAGATAACGACGTTGATGCATTTTTAGACTTTGAAGAACAGAAGAGAGTTTGGAATACTCCTAGATTAACGAAAACAACTGAAGAAATGGGGAGACTACGCCAAGTATTCAGACTGGCTATCCAAGTTCTTGAGAAAGAAGCAGACTATGAAGTAGTCAAATCTGTTTTAATGCAAGGAATACAGGAGGAAGGAGAATGATTAAGAAAGGAGATTTAACGGTAATTGATAGAATTACTTATTCAGTAATTCGTATTGAAGAAGGAATGGCTCATCTAAAGGATGTTGTAAATCCGCAAGGTCGGCCAAGAAAAATGAAAGTGGAATTAGTCCCATACTTCAGCGAAGAAGGAGAATTCATTGTTCCCGAAAAACCAACTTTACCTAAGTTTAATCGTTCTGGAAAACTCTCACTAAGGGCTATGGTTAAGGAATATACTGATATGCCTATTTCAAGAGATTTTATTGCTTTTCTTAAATTGTGGATGGAAGGAGCAATTGAAGATTTAGTCGTTGCTGCTGAAGAAAATGCTGAAGAACGTGGACATAAGACAATTACTCCTGCTCATTTTTATTGGTGGGAAATGCATCCTACTCAAGACCCTAATGGTTATTGGCCCGATAATTCAAAGTATTTGGAGGACTTGTAATGTTTAGTAAAGATATGCTATGTGGTATTATCCTCTCATCAACAAAGATGGACTTAAACATTGTTTCTTCTGATGCTTCTTCTATCGGTTATAGAGTTCGTTTAAGATTAAATATTCGGGCCGATGCTGAATTTCTTTTAGCGGTTCAGCGTAGTTTGTTACAACATGGTATTGAAACTACATATCGTTCAGAAGAACATTCTACGAGACGTAAGCCTATTCTAAGAATTGGTGGAATCAAGAACTTATATCTTCTAAAGTCAATAGTGAATCCTAATCTCCCACATTCAAAGGGAGAATGGCATTCATTTCTAGAATGCGTAGATATAATTTCAGAAAAGAAACATCTAACCTTAGAAGGTATGGAAAGATTATTTGAAATAAAAGGTGTAGTATAATGGGATTAACAAATATGAAAAAGAATAGACCAATACTTCTAACAGGAAAAACAGGAACAGGTAAATCTACAAAGGCAAAGACGTTTGTAAATAATCCTATTATTGTTTATGCTAATGAAATGGGAATCAAAGATGTATTCTCAATTCCAATTGATGACGGAATCATTATCGAAGACGTTCATCATAAAGCAAAGAAAGAAGAAGTGTTGTTCGTTATTAGAAATTACAAAGGACAAATTGTTCTGACTTCTATTAACGAAAAAGATGTTCCGAAGGAAATCAAAAACCTGTGTCAAATCAAAAGAGCAGGAGGTAAAAATTATTTAAGGGAGTCTATTAAGAATAAAGCCCCTAGAAGCGAAGAACCAGTTCTTTACAAGAGAGACACTTATTCTCTTGTGAGGGAGTATCTTAAGCAAACTGATAGGGATTTAATGGCTGAATTATTAGTTTACAATAAACCTCCCGATGTTCAGATTCTTTCATGGTTGTGTGAAAACGTACATCCTAATAAATTGGTTTTCATTGATAGTGTGGTAAAGAGAAGATGGAGTCAAAGATATTTTTATGAAATGTTGGCGTATAGACATGATGGTTTAAACTATGGCAGATTGAAAATGCCTCAACGTAAATCTTATTCTAAGAAACCATACTTAGCAAGAAAACTGGGCATTAGTAATTCTAACGTAAATGTTTTGAAGCAATTGCTAAATGATGAAGGCTTTGCTAAATATGTAAGAAACAAACTTAACAATGCTGATTCTAGACTATTGGGCCTAAAAGAAAAAGAAAGAAGAACAAAAAGAACTCCTACCAGAATAGAGGTAAGAAGTTTAACGGATTATTTTAATGGTGAATAAAATGGTAAATAGTGCATATCTAGTGTTTGATGAAATGTTAATAGTTGGCTTTGGTCTTTCTATTAAAAAGACTAAAGAAATTAAAAAGATGAGAAAAAATCTTCCCAAAAATTTCATGCAAATGAAAATATGGAAAGTCTTAACGGAAGAACAGTTTAATTTATTATATACTGTTCTTCATAATGAATCCCTTGATATATTTATCAAGTTGGCTATTCTTATGAATGAAGAATGGCAACAAACTGTTGGTAGGTATAATAGAAATAAAAAATATAGGGAATTCTATAAGACAGAAGAAGGAAGAAAAAAAGCAGCCGCTTACAGTAAAAAATACCGTGATAAGAATAAAGATAAAATTAAGGAAAGAGATAGAAAGTATTATCTTAAAAATAAAGATAAAATCAATAAAAGAAAAAAGAATGCGAGAAAAAATAAAGAGTGATAAATATGTTATGGACAGAAAAATATAGACCAAAAGGAATAGGCGACATTGTAGGACAAGAACATTTTACAATGGATGCTGAATTATGGATTGAAGAAAAAGATATGCCAAATCTTCTCTTTTATGGAAGAGCAGGTACAGGTAAAACTGGGGCAGGATTAGCATTAGCATATTCTATATTAGGAAAAGATGCAGTAGATAATTTCTTTGAGATTAACGCATCTGATGATAGGAAACTTGAAACTGTAAGAACACTTATCAAACAAATAGCACAAACAGGTACTATTGGTGGTGTTCCGTTTAAGATTCTATTACTGGATGAAATGGAAGGAATGACAAATGATGCTCAGAATGCTCTAAAGAGAATCATGGAGCGTTATGCGAATAACATTCGTTTTATCATTACTTGTAATAATAAAAATAAAATCATTCACCCTATCCAAAGTAGATGTGCTAATTATCATTTTAAGCCTTTATCCAATGACCGAATATTGGAAGTTGTGAAGGATATTCTTCAACGTGAACAAATAACTGGATTCGATGATAATGAATTGAGTTCCTTTATAGCCACTCTAAACGGTGATTTAAGGAGAGCGATAACCGAGATACAGGCCGCAAAATACTCAAACATTTCACTAAAGAAGCAAAGTGAAATTTCATTAGAAGAATATGTAAAAATAATTAATTTGATAAATAATAAAGATACAACAGTTCTTTCTATACTCCATGATATGATTTATGCAGGTCGTGATATTTCAGAAATATGTATTGGATTACACGATGCGGTAATAAACATGAATGGGTTAGATAGTAATGTTAAATTTAAATATCTAAGAACATTAGGAGAAAGTGAATATCGTTCAACAACCATGACACCGAGAGTATTAGTATCATGGTTTGTTGGGCAATTGATGTAAAGGACAAAAAAATAAAAAATGCGGAAGTGAAAAATATGCAAGAAAAATTGAAAAAAGAAATTGAAATAGGCGCAAAGATTGTTGAAATGTCTGTCGAAGAAGCGATGGACAAATTCAAAGAGATTTGTAAGGAAAACACAACAAGCGAGGATTCTCAAATCGCTCTCGCTCTATGGCGTGGATATGTTGGAAATGTTCAACGTATGAAGAAAGTAAGCAATAACTCTTCTAATACTGGAAGTAATTCTTTAGTAAAGAAGGCATTTGGTTTCTTCGTTGCTTTAGAAGCACCAAGAGATATGATGAGTTGGAATCGTAATCGAGCAAAAGAGGAATATCTTCGTGATGCTGATAGAGCATTAGAAGATGGTCATGTTGCCGTTGCTACTCAAAATGATGATAATACGTGGACTGTTGCCCGTTATCATAATAATGAATATGAAGAGAAGAAAGTTTCATCTTTGCCCGATGGTGCAGAAGAAACAGAAGATGGTTCTACCATTATTCCTCTTGATAATCAACCAACATATATGTCTGGTGCAAAGAACCGAAACTACGGAAAACCTTTGCCTTTGGAACAATTCCGAAGAACTGGTATTTTCTATGGTTCTTTAGAAGGCGGAGAAATGGCGACTTATATGTTTTCATATAAGAATCAACCTGCCGTTGATTTTGCTCCTAATTGTTATGAATGGGTTCATTTCCTTTGTATTCCTAGTGATGATGGTTCTGCAATCTATGGTATGACAACCACGACTTTGAAGAGTCTTATGCTCAATACTGAAGTAGACCCAGAAGGCGACGATTATCGAGATATGTCAAGTTTTGACTTTGAATCCTGTTTAGCGACAAATTTCAAGAGTCATCTTGTTCCTCTTTCAAATGTTGATAGAGCGCACATTGAACGACAAACTCTACCTGCAAGAGAGCGATTTATTATTACAGATGGTTCTGTTGATAGTATTACTATGACCGCTACTGCGAATGGTAATCGAATTATTAACATTAGCGACCTTTCTGCTGAATTTGTTGAAGATGGTGAGAATTACACAACCTGTTGGATTCCTAGCCATATTGATATTGACTTCGGAATTGCTTCTTCTGTTATTGTTGTTGGTCGAACATCACAAAGAATTGTTGATGGTGTCGCTGATGCAGTAACAATCAATGTTTCAGGATTGATGGTAACTAACCGTGTTGGTGCGCCTCCAGAAACAGTTGAAGTTGTTGAAGACGATTTAGATTGGTTTTGATTAGGTAATAATTGAAATCAAAGGATAGTGTAACAGTAGGCTGGTGATGACTGTCAAAGGGGTGCAAAGCCCTATTAAATGAGGAATTTTTATGACAACAGATTTAAAAGAAGAAAGATTCCTTTTGAAAGGCGATGCATATATCGTTGATTTAGCAAATGTTGATTTCTTAACTTGGAGAAAGAATGAGAAAGAGAACGGGACTTATTGGCTAAAGATGCATTTCCAAACAAAGGAAGCAAGATATATTTGCGATAAATATGAATTAGCAACTATCGTAATGGCATGGACAAAGATGCATGGTAAAGAATTAGATATAGATATAAATGAATTAGGTGATAGTTATGGGAATAACAGATAATACAAATAAAGATGAGAAGACAAATTTTGGACAAAAGCAAGAAGCATTTAACTCACGCTTTCGTCAAATTATGGAACAAAAAAGAAAGGATAGAAAGAGCCGAATGGTTCTTGGTGTTTGGGGAGAACCAAAGACAGGTAAAACTGGTATTGCTCTCGATTTTCCTGAACGTAAGATTTACGTTTTAGATTGGGATAGTGGTGTTGAATCCACATGGATTGAATGCCATGATGCAACAGAACGAATTGAAGTATTTGACCCAATTGTTCAAGACAAGGAAAATAAAATTGATATTACTGCGTCTGAACAAAACTCACATGACTTTATTCGTTATGTTCGAGGACAAATCGAAAATGGTGAAAAGCCTATCTTTGTGATGGATGGAGTAGATACATGGTTTGAAAAATGTATTTACAAAGTTAATCCAAACCCAACAGTTGTAACAAAGATGATGCCATATCAGTATGGCCCACGAAACAAAACTTTCTATTATTTGCTTGAAGCAATCTTTAATCTAAAGTGTGATGTAATTTATATTACTCACGAAACTGAAAAGTATGTAGATAATGTTGCTACGGGTATTCAACCTGCATGGAAGGATTGGGGCGGAAAAC